TCAGGATGTACTGTCCATCCATCTGTTCAATAAACCTATCCACTTCCTCATTGGTTTTACATAATTTACTTATTATCAAGATGTCTCAACTCCTTTAAAATATCTCCATATAAAATGTGACCCTCTCAGACCCTTTTTAACACTTCCAACCATTCAACATGATAAGATATACCAGTGAGGTACTTGAGCGGTCATTTTGACCACTCTCAGGCTCTCAGAACACTATCTATATATTTGTGACATATAGTTTTTTCCATCAAAAGAATTTGCCAACCACACCACATCATTAAACTCTCCTTTTTTATATACCTTTTCAGGAGCATTGAGATAAGTCACAACAATGTCTCCAATTTTCAATCCTTTGGATGGGAAGTCCTTGAGCACTATGAACTCATCTAAGACCGTTGTACACTCTTCCTCATAAGTCCCTCCAATTTCCTGAACAGTAACGATTGTTTTTTCAACCCTCTTTGACTTCTTTGGTGTGAATATGTGATGCCCTGACTCAGGTTGCCATCTTGTGAACCAACACCACCCAAAGTTGTCTGTCATACATCCACCACAGTCCTCATCTGCTTTGTCCATCTCTGTAACCTGTGTCCAGTCCTCTGCCTCTAAGTTCCAATAATATTCTCCAACTTTTGGCATCCACACATGTATGTCAGACTTTCTCAAAGTGATTGCATCATGAGTCCAATATCTTCCATCAGTGGTGAACGACTCTATCGTACAATCAAACTCAACAATCACAGGATACTTTTCTTTTGGTTTTGTGCTAATGTGTATAACAATACCCTTATCTCCTGCAACTGATGTCGTTCCAAACTTCTCAACCTTATCTCCTACTTTAAACATACTATTTCCCTCCTTAATTGGTTTTGATAATTCCTTTATTATCTCTTTTATCACTTCTCATATATCTTTCTCAACCTCCTCAACTCGTTAAATATAGACCAAGAGTCCCAAACAAACCTTATAACCTCATGGACAATCTCTCCATCATACATATATTGGATACAAATCTCTCCATCCTTTGCAGGTGTTATTCTGAATGACACAATTTTCTCATTAAACCTCATACAACTCATTTAAACATTCCTCCTCTTTCTCTTTGATGTATCTCTCAAGGGTAAGGTCTCCAACCTGTAACCATGAGCAACTTGTTTGCAGTTCCATTATAACCACCCCTCATTTTCTGTGCATTCTATCCTGTCCAGTGTTCTCCACACTTTCCTTGTCATGGATGCCTCAATCTCTTGTCTTGCATGAGGGTTCTTCATAATGAGTCCATAAAAGTTTATCAGGTCAAGGTCTACCATCAGGCTCTCCATACTCTCAAGGGTCTTGTCCAGTATCTGCACCTCAAGGTCACTCATCAACTCTGATGCAAATTGATTTCTGACCACAAGGAAGTCTCCAACCTCTTCGATCATTGCATCATAGTTCCCCTTTGTATTGTCCTCTCCTCCAACTCTCTGTATCTCAAGGCACATCTCAAGAAATTCCTCTTTTAACTTGGATATTTGACTCTCCCATCCCTTTGTCTTGTATATCTTGTGAAGTCTTCCTCTCATGTTATATGATGGTTTAATATCATCAAAACGTCTCATCTTTCTTTACCTCCTCTATAAAATAATCTGATAAATCTGCCATCTATTTCACCCCACTATCTAATGTTGCCACTGCATACATACCAAGACACAAGGCATCTGCCGTATCTTCCCAAACTTCCTGCTTTACAGTTGCCTTTGCAATTTCCTTTGACCTCTCTTTTATTTTCTCCCTCTTGTGTTCCATGTTGAAATAGTTTTGCCATGAAGATGGCATAAGGAGCTCACAAGGGATGTCTTTGTTGAGACAAACTCCTCTTATGTATCCCTGAAGCAACATCAATGTTTTTAAAACATTTACATTCATTAAATAACAATCTTCTATTACTACCAATTGAGGATGATGTTGGTTGATTAATTTTATAATGAATTGATACATGTTTTTTAATCTATTATCCAACCACATATCTTTTTCACCAATTCCAAATAGTGTTGTTGATGGTATCTCTTTCAGGGTGTTTTTATCCTTCAATGATAGTTGTTTGTTTTCGCCATAAGTAATTGAACCAAAGTCAACAATGGTTGTATCCTTGAAAAGTGCATAACCTGTCGAGTTTGTACTCAGGTCTAAAGCAAGAACAACCATCTTGTCCCTTGCTATTGGATACCTTTTCACCTTCTTCTCTTTCATTTGTCCTTTAGCAACCATGTTCCTCTGTCTCACTGCCTCAGATTTCTTGATTTTCTTTTGTAGGTCAACAAGTCTTGAGTCAGTGATTGCTCCTGATTTTATCTTCTTCCAAGACACTGCCTCCTCAACATTCCCTGTGTCAATAAATCTTATTGTGAAAAAGTGAGTCTTTGTCTTGGACTCCATTCCTGAGTAAGATTGGATTTCATACTCTCCGTACTTGTTCGACTTTCTCACCTGTCCTTCGTATGATGTGTAATCAATTCTGTTAACTTTTCCCATGTATCTCATACCTCCTGTTTTTATTCTTCATAGATGTCTCCATCCCAACAAATCTTGTTAAATTTCTTTTTAATAAAAGTAACAATGGTATCATATGAACCGTTCAAATCATACTCCTTTTTTATGTATATATAACCATGCATCTCAAGGACTTCAAGTGCGTGTGAGTATTCGATAAGGACTTTTGGATGTATTTTCAATATGTTGACTTTATCCTTGTCTTTCTTTTCATACAACTTCTTTCCCAAAAACTCCGCTTTGTGTGTGACTCTTAACCTTTGAACATAATTTCCAAGTGTACTCTTATCGAGTGTAGGATTAAATATGGATGCCTCAGTCAGAGTCAATTCACCCTGAATGATCAACTTTGCAAATTGAATATACAGTGCTCTTTTTTCTGTATTCTCTTTTATGTTAGGGATAACACCATCAACAACATATCTCCAAAGACAATTTTTATATTTCTTTGTATGTCCAGTGCAAACCAGTCTTGTGGTTGTTTCACTGTATCCTGCCTTTTTCAAGTCAGACACAGATGGGAACATTTCAATAAAAGTCCCATCCAAAGTGTATCTTGCAAACACATTTTTTCTGTATCTTCTTATCCTTTTCTTACTCATAGAACCACTTTCCTTCAAGTTTTCTGTGTAAATAATTCAAAGCCTTTTTTAAATCCTTTTCTTTTGACTCTCCTGTCTTCCTTCCTGCTCTCCATATGTATCGCACTGCCTGTATCTCATGAAACCCTGCTCCCGTACTCTCAAGTAGTTCAAGAACTTTGATGCACTCTATTGAGTCTTTGTAGTGTCCACCTTGTATCTTACTGTCAGAGTGAGTGATACCATCTTGCTCTGTCAACTCATGTAAACTTAAAGTTGTTTCCCATGGATAGGGCTCATCAATTGGATGTATCCTTCTTATTTCGGATTTAGTCCCAGTCATCCAATATCCATCTATTGTATATCGAGATGTTATCCCATAGGTCTCTCCTGAGTCCCACTTAACTGTTATTGAATATATTTTATCCTTATCTACTGACTCAATGTTTCCAAATATTTGTTTGTTGTCAATACCCATTCTTTTTACTCTCATTCCTCTCTCAAACACATATTGTCTTATCGGTTTGATATTGTCCATCTTTTCCTCCTGTTTACTTTTTATAAAATACTTCCATTACATCAATATTTCCATCTGCATCTTTGTGTTTTCTAAAATCATCCAATGTCATCCAGTGAAAACCATATGCAACCTTTGTTCTACCTCTAAGACAATGAGTTATATTTGCAGGTGAACCATGCTCATGACCTGCTTTATATATACTACTGTAAACTTCAATCGGTCTTCCTGCTCTGTCTATCTTCACAATCTTCAATGGATGTGTTGTTTTCTTTTCCATCTGTATCTCCTCCCTTCTTGATAATTATATTAACATATTAATTAAATTATGTCTACAACTTTTTTAATATATTTTTTATTTTTTATAGGTGAGACATAAATCTCACCATATAGTCTAGTTTTCCTCATTGATATATTTGAAATAATATAATTGTTTTTTTCCTTCAAGAGTCCCAACATGGATGTGAATACCATCTGCTCCAAGTTTATTCAATGCAGATTGAGAGAAGGTTCTTGAGAACACAGGCTCTTCCTGATATTTCATTCCAAAGAGTTCTCTCCATTCCCTGACACCTCTTTGATGTTCCTTTCCAATATATTCTCTTATTGTTGGAGTATATTTGTACTTGGTCTTTGACTCCTTCTTTGATGACTTTTCTCTCTTGGTGTTCTTCATTGGGTGTGACTCAGGAGATGATATAAACCTTATGCACTCTATAACAGGAGTGTTCTTCACCTCTTCAAAGGTCTCTCTATCAAACCATCTATCTATGAAAAATACCTCATCCTTTCCAACTATCGTTTTGAGATACTCTTCACCTGTCTTTGCATTATGTCCTGTGTCTTTGTCGTTGTTGAAGAATACAAAGGACTTTAGCATCTGATGACCTCTGAGAGGTCTACCTATGGACTGATTTAGTTTATGTTCAATAGGGTCTCCTGTGGTATCAAATAGCAAATTTCTTTTGTTGTGCATATCTATGACCATACACTCTATCTGTGGGAGGTCTTTTCCTCTCAGTCTGCTATTTTCTCTGTATGTTATCTTTATGGGATAGGAGTGTGCCTCTGACTCATCTCCATTTGCATAATGAGTGGCATCTCCTTTATCCTGAAGCAACGTTACCTTGTTTGTGAACCTACTGTCTTTTATAAGTTCCCTGTACCTTGCGGATGCTTGATTTTTCAGGTCATACACAATTAAAGTGTTTAAACCCGACTCAAGTATCTTGTCATAGGTTGGGAAGTTATTGAGGTTTTGGATGTATACCTTGTCTGTCTTAGAGAAGGACTCAGAGATGTGGTTGAAAGTCATCCCATTAAAGATAGTCTCATCCTCTGACATGGATGCAGAAAAGCCTGTGTAAGCTCCTCTTAAGTCATCCACAATGACACTCTCATCTCTTATTCTGAGGGATGTTGACCACAACCCATGAAAACCTGTTTTGCTTAGTCCTTCATAATGACATGTACTTGACACATCAATCTCAACTCCAAGATGAGTTGGTATCTTCTCATGCAAAAATATCTCTCCACAATCTGAGCATAACCTGTACATGTGTTCATACACTGACCAGTCATCAATGGATGGTTTTGTCATCCTGACTTTATAGAGTCTCTCTATGTATCCGTAGTCACTTCCTTGTTTTGGTGTGTATCTACTACCAACCTCCTCAAGTATTTCAAAATATTTCTTACATCCTGCATCTGTACCAATGTCCTGCATCTCTTCGAGATTATAATACTCTATTGCATTAAAAGTCTCTGTCTCTCTCCAAACAAGATTGCCTGATAATTTTATTTCAAGTTTAGTGCCCTCCTTCACAGTTGGAATATGGGTTGTGATTGGTATCCACTTTACTCTTGAACCTCTAAGGGAACTTTTAAACATTGGTCTCTCAATCACAATGTCTTTGTGTCTTACATGGACAAGGTTTTGCAACTCATCAAGAAGATGATACTTTACATCTGTACTCATAAGTGCATATGTCTTTGGGTATCTTTCAGAAGATATTCCCTTGTGAGTCAGATATTGATGGTGAGTCACTATAACACCTTTGTGCTCTCTTATTTCCTCCACAGGGGTTGATGGTGTAACAAATAGAACATTATTTGCAATATCCTCAGAGTATCTGTCAATAAGTCTGTGTTTAATATCTCTAACATTATCCACATTGTCTGTCCATATAACTGTTTTTATTTGTTCCAACGTATGAAGTGCGGTTACATCAACAAGAAAAGTGGTTTTACCTGCTCCAACTCCTGCAATATTAATCACACCTGACTCTACTTTAAAAGGTGAACTCTCAACTCTATTTTTAACCTTCTTATAGAGAGTGTCTGCTCCTCTAACAAGATATATTGATTTATAATGGTTATATCTCTGTAAATTAGTCTCATTATACTCACCTTGTTTGATTAGTGCCTTGAACCTGTCAATGTAACTATTTGGCATTGTTCCATAATAATGCTTTTGTGCAAACTCAGTTATTATGTTAATTATTTCTGATGGAAGTGTTGGGTGGACGTCTTGCAAATAAGGTATAGTTCCATAGATTATTCTCCTTAAATGTGAGAAATGTATCCCTGTGTTTCCGTCTCTCAGATAGTCAAGATAATGTATAAAATCCTTTGAAAATACCTCACCCTCTAAAAGAGTGCTCTTCCATGTCGCTTTGAAGGTTGCATCCTCATCAACTTCAAGAGAAGAGAGATTGACTGAAAACCAGTCAACCTCTTTTGAGTCTGCTATAAAGTACTCCATGTCAGGATGCCTTGTAAATGCAACATAATTCAGGGAGCATGTGGCACGATCATTGGTGAGTCCACATTTTTCCTGAAGTAGGTCTGAGAGATGGTTCATGAAGGCTCTATATGTTTTTCTCTCATGTGGTAAGAATGTTTTGTCCAATAGAAAGAAGTGTCTCTGTTTTCTCTTCTCATCTGTTGCAGATAGAGTGTAATAGGATGCAAATAATTTGATACCAGTCTTCTCTTCAATGAGTTGTCTTGCCTCATGTATTGATGGTAAAAATCCCTCATCCAAGTCAAAGTATCCAACGTTTTGTCCTTGACCATGTTCAATTGCTCTCTTTCCACCTTTCACAGAACCAAGCATGAAGTGATAACCTTTTTCAAGACACTCCTCAAAGTGTTCCCAAAATCTACCCTTCCACTCATCTTTTCTTCTTGTTCCTCCAACAGGTTTCCAATATTTGTCAGTCATGTTGACCTCAATCTCAGATTTACTTGTTGCGGTTGCGTTGTCCTTATATCTTTGACCAATCTTTGTTTTGAGTTCCGTTGCAGATGGGTCAATGATTGACATGATTGGGTCTTTTAGTTTCAAATCTGCAATTGCGGTCTCTGTCCTGTTCCTGATGTGGAGGTCTGACAACCACTCATATACTGAAAGGTCTGCATCATCAATGTTAGTTGTGAGATGTAACTTTGACATACCTGCAATTTTACCAAAGGTCTTCCCACTTGCCTCCATCTGTTCAACTGTCATTGGATTGATGCTTGATGGTTTACCAGTACAGTGATATATCCCTGTCTCTTTATTGGTTAGATACCACAGAGAACCTGATGACTTGTCCAAGATTGGATATATTTTAGGCTCTTGAGTTCTTTGAACCATCCCGAACTGTCTCATGATGCACTCTCTCACTGTAAGAGGGATTGTGACATCTGTGACACCTTCCTTGTCATCAATTCCAAGTTTACCCTTAGACTCAATGTCACCATTGAACTCAACTGCAATATAATTGTTGACATCCTTTTGGTACATGTACGCATAGGAGTGACCATCCAGTGTCATATCATGTTCCTTTTCCCACATCTTTGCAACTTCCCTTGACTTTTCAACCTCATCATTTCTGATTAGAAAATAAACACCATCTGTGTTCATTTGAATGACTGTAATGTCTGTGAGATACTCTTTGAATAATTCTATCATACTCAGGAGTAGTTGATGACCCCTGAGACAAACCCATTGCCCTAAAGGTTTATACCCCATAGGGTTGTAGTCTGAGTTCTTATCATAGATGTCAACCTCCATGTTGATAATACCATATGCCGAGTTGAGAACCAGTTTAAGTGCGTTTGCCCTCTGCTTATCTCCATCTGCTTTGTATTTCAATCTATTCTCAATAAGAGATGTGTATAATTCAATGTCCATGTGTCTTGCAAGATGTTGGTCAACTCTCAATATGTTAGGATAGAGAGACCCAACATCATAGTGCATTATTGTGTAAGAGTCATCTGATTTAAAGAACTGTTGAGACTTATGGACTCCATGTATACCTCCACCTGAAAATACTGTGTTGTTATCGAAAATTAGAACCTCTGTCTTTTTAGAGTCATCTCTGTCCGCTAACTTTGTATCTAGTGTGTATTTTTCTATATGGGACTTGAATTGTTCATTTAATGTCTCATCCTTCAATGCAGGGATTTCACGAAAGTCAATCCTTGAATATTGTCTTGACTCACCCTTGATGTCTTTTGAAAACAGAGGAGCAAGGAATGACAAGGGTGAAGAGTATTCATGGTACTCATCAAATTTTCCTATAACCCCAAGATATTCAAGTGCGTTTTTTCTATCGTTGATGGTTGGTCTTAACTTCCAATGAGTGTTCCATATTTTCTGCAAAGCCTTTACGTCATGATTGAAGTATTTTGAGAACTCCTCATCATATCTTCTGTTCTCATCAAAGGTCTCAACCATGACCTCTTGGTCTGTGACATACTCCATGACCTTTAAAGACTTTCCAAGAGGTTTCAGGGAGTCATATATTTTACAACCGAACTCCTCAGAGAACCTTTTGGAGTATTTTCCATACTCTCTCATCTGCTCAATAAAATTTCTTGAGTCTTGGAAATACTCTTTGTTAAAATCTCTCATAACAGTTGGAGTTGCTCCTGAAAAAGCCATGAGTCTGTATAACATGAAAGAGTCATATCCTGCATTGTGGAATACAATTACATTGTTCTTCATAAAGTCAAGGATTGGGGTTTTGTTGATTAGAGTATCCTCTCCAATTGTATCAAAGGAGATTATCTCATCCCCATCCTGCTCAATGAAACGTATTCCCCAAAAGTCAACCAATGACTCTGTATCTGCAAGATAGACCTTATAACTCCTCATCTTCCCATACCTCCCTCTCCTGCTCCTCCTTCTTAAGCAAACACCACCCACAGAGTGTTGAGTATCCATCAATTATAATATCACCGCACTCCTCACAATATTTAAATCCCATTAGTGTCATCTCCTTTAACTAATTTATTTTCTTCAAGTCTCTTTATCTTTGAAAGGATGTCTTTCTCCTTTTCAGTCAATGACTTGTTCCAAGTTTGCTTGACTATATTGTCTCTAACTTTTATCAGGTCTAGTTTAAGATTATGGTACTCTGTGTTGAGTACCTTATCCCATTCAATCTCAACTGGTTTGCATCCTGTGTCCATCACTCTCTGCATGTAGGTTGGTTCAACTTTCCACTCAACAAATTTTCTTTTAGTTCTTTGTTTTGTCATTAGTCTTTCCTCCTTCAATTGCTCTTTTCCAACATTGACCACACTCACCATTTTTACAGTATGACACATAAGAGTGTAAACCTACTGTTGCAGGACATAATCTTCCATCAATCTTTTTGTTAATTTCCTGTATTGTCATTCAAACCTCCTCCTCAATTCTACCCTTTCGGGTGAGGGACTAAACTGTCCCTCTTATCTGTGATACCTTCTTGACTCCTTGAGCCTTCATTTTTTTCTCAAGTTGAGACCTTGTGAGTGTGGTCTTTGGAGTTTTCTTCTTCTTATCTGATGTAGGCATTCCCATCATAGATGCGTATTTGTTGTTAACTGCCTCCTCAAGTTGCTCTTTACTCATTCTTGAGTACCCCTTGACTTTCATTGCCTGTGCCTCAGACTTCAATTCCTTCATAGTTGGCATTATACACCATCTCCTTATATATGATTATATCTATCTGAAAGGTCTTTGACCATATGGTCTCTGTCCTTATAGTATAGCTCCCTTGTGTACCACGCTACTGCTACCGTATCAAACATCTCTATGACCTTGATTGTATAGTCACTCCCAAAGAAGTCTCCCTCAATGAATGTGAACTCATAGTGTCCAATCTTTTCTTTGTGGGATGTGTTCGTGTCTACTCTTGCAACCTTCAACAAACTCTCAAATGTAACTCTTGAGTAATGGAAGCTTGTCACATCTGCTCCTGTGATGTCATTGTACTCTGCCACAATCTCATCTTTGGTCATCTCTTTCATAGGTCTGAAGTTCTCCTCAGGAGTAGGGTCATCTGACCCATCCTCCTCAATCTTATCAATTCTTGGTTTTGACTCGTTGTAGTATCCTCTACCTGACCAAGATACACAGTCATTTTTTCCGTTGTCCCATGTAATAAAGTAAGGATAAAAGGTCATCTCACTTCTAAAGGCATTGGTCACTGTTCCTTCCATCCCAAAGTTCTCCTCATCATACTCAAGGGTATATCTCACTCTGTCACCTTCTTTAAGTTTAAGGTCTCCAAATTTCTTGATGTCAATTCTTCCCTTTGCTTCAATTGTAAGATAGTCCGTTGCATCTGTTCCCTCTCTTGTGATACAGTTCTCCATGTTAGGACATCCCTTGCAAGTTTCGGTGTCACAACCTTGAACTTTGTTTAATCTTATCCATTCAACTGTACCCTCAGAAGGAGTTGAGTCAGACTCAACTTTCTCCTTCTCAAGGTCTTCCATTGTGATGATAGTATCCATCAAGTCTCTGTATACTTCCATAGCCTCTGCCTTTGTGCAACATACATCCAGTACATTGAACCATCCATATGTCATTCCCTTCTCATTCTCTTCAATTACTCCTGAAATGTTCCATCCCTTTGCAACCATTGTATCCTCAACTGTGTTCCAGTCAACTTTCTTTGACTCAGTTGCAATTGCATTCACTGTCCATCCTTTGCTTGTCTTTTCTACCATTGCCTTTGTTCTAAAAGTAATCCCTTTTGCCATTTAAATCATCTCCTCAATTTTCGTTTTGTGAGGTTGTCCCTCAACTTGCTTATATATTAACATATTAAATATTTTATTGCAACAACTTTTTTAATATATTTTAATATTTTTTATTTTTTAACGATATATAGTGCCTTAGTTCTTCGGATTTTTTTTCATAATCTTCTTGATCTAACTTTTCAAAGTACACATCAAGGTATAAACTTGTTAAAATACTTTCATTGTTGCATATCTTTTCAAGTTGGAGCATACACTCCGCAACTAATCCCATATAGAAGTCTTGGACATCCTTTTCTCTAAGGTTTAAGCATCCAAAGGATGTTGCTTTGTTGAGTTCGGGTACAAAGGTCTCATGGACAAAAGGTATGTCAGTTAACTCCTCCAATGAGATGCTTGTATCTGCCTTTGTGCACTCAAGATTAGGTATGTGATAATGCTTATATGCTCCCCTTTTCACTATAAACCTAACAAACATCATGTCTGAGGTGGAATGTCCTGTCAAGAGTTCCCCAACCTCACTATCTGTCCCAAGTAGGTCAACCCACTCATTGAAATATTGGACAACTGTGTCAACAAACCTGTTTCGTGCAAGTAACTCTCTCTTATTCTCTTTTAGCAGTTCCATGTATTGATACTCTGCATTACTTCTCTCAATATCCTCTATTGTCTTCTCTCTACTAAAAAACATTTAAAACTCCTCCTTTGCATATAAATGCCTCTGTCCATATTCTCCAACCCATACACCAAAACGATTGTTTTTCTCAACATCCTCAACTTTGTATTTTCCAATATCATGTACTGTAACGAGGTCTGAGTATTTTATCTTATAAGTAACCTGAAAATCTCTCCAATCTTCTTCTTTAAACACAAGTGTTCCTTTTCTCCTTAACCAATTATACAACCTATCCATGAACAACACACCTCCTATAAAAGTACCTGATGGGGAATATCCCCATCAGGCTTTAGAACTTATATCCAACTCCACAGTAATACTGGTTTATCCTGTCACTGTTCTTGTCTTTATTTATTATCTCAGTCTTGGTCATGGTTCTCTCAACCATCTCTTGAGGGATGTTCCTCCAACCTGCAAAGGTCACAACTCCATTGTTGAACTCAAAACCTGTCTCAAGTCCAAAGTATACACCTTTTGACTCTGTATCATTGAGTTTTGTGATACTTGTTGGTCTTCCACCAACATTGATTGAACCTTTCCAAGAGTCTGAGTCATCTCCTGTAATGAACCCTGATGCCATTCTGATATACAACTCATCATTAAAGTAGTATTTTCCAACCAACCCAGTATACAATGAGACAAACTCAAGGTCATCTCCAATTGAGTTGTCCATCTTCATTGTTGTGAAACCTCCCTCAAGTCCAAGATAAAGTCCTTCAATTGAGGATGGTTGTAGGAAGTCAACAGACATCCCCCATCCATTGTTTGTGGATGAGTGGTCATTGATTGTTCCATCAATTCTCACATTCACCTGAGTCTCTTTTGCATCTGATACTGTGTAACTTAAAAGTATTGAACAAACGATTGTTGCAGTATATACAAACTTTTTCATGTTATTCTCCCCTCATATCCTCTGTGATTACAATTCCACCATCAACAATGATGACTCTCATATCTGATGTTGTTATCTTTGTTCTTTCACCTGACCCATCAATGACAATTCTACCCGAATATTCTCTCAATTTGTTTCCTGAGTGGTCATACACAGTGACCTTTCTTTTAATACCAACTGTGTTTGACTTGAAATCATTAAATGCTCTTTTCCAACTCAAGCATCCTCCAAAGGAGAGGGAGAGGATTATAAGTCCTCCCACAAACACCCTTCTCATTAAAACGCCTCCTCAGTGTCGTTTTGCACTGTAAAATTTTTCTTTGGAGCATCCTGTCCAACCATTGGCTTGGTCTCTGTATCATTTCTTGTGATACAATGAGATTTCCTTGATAAGTATCTCTCAGGATGTGTCTCACCTGCATTGTGTTCTGCAATTGTTAATTTTGAGTCTGTGTAAAACACATCAAGGATGTCATGTTTTACTCTAGCTTTATTGTTGTACACTTCCCACTTATGTTGAGCATATAGTGTCATTGAGACACCAACAAGTTCCTCACATATCATTCCATCTTTATTAAATCTGTTCTTTCCTTTTGTCCATTTTAAGTTCTCAAGTTGTTTCCCTGCCATAGTCATAATCTTTATAATTCTTGAAAGTTGAAAGTCAATCGGTTCTCCTGACTTGCTAACAAAGTATGATGACATTGTAAACCTTTCGTTGTTTGGTGTCTCAAACTGAATATCCAGTCCCTTTGCTCCTGTCTTTGCCTCAAGGTATGAACAAGATATGATTTTAGCTTCTCCAAGATATGATTTTTCAATATACGACACCACTGTCTCATCTTTAACTGATACTGCGTTTGATTTTATAGTTCCGAACATAATATATTCTCCCTTGAGGTTATACCTCATCCAAAATGTGATAACCAATCCAAACTGCCCTGATTAATATTCTCTTATTGCCTCATCCACGATTGTAAGGTCATTGTCTATTAACATTGACTCAAACATCCCTTGAGGAGACTTCACTGTGTCCCTTCCATTAGTCTGAGTTGTGAAATAATATTTCCCATCTCTAATCTCAGTCTTTAAGACTATGCTAACAAGACCTTCAAGACATATCTTGTCATTTAGTAGTTTTCCGATTGACTTCTGTCTTGTTGTTCCATGCTCATCAACATCTGTGTGACTCATTACATATATGTTTAAGTCATCCCTCATGTTCTTCAATTCCATCATGAGTGTGTAAAAGTTGTTTGCAAGTACATTGAACTTGTCAAAACCTGTAATAGTGGATGTCATGTATTCATGAGCCATTAAATACTGAGCATCATCTAAGATGAGTATTTTCTTTTTCATACCCTCCTCATGATTTTGAAGATAGTTTAAACTTTTATAGATGCTTTGATAGTTATCAACTACTTTAAAGTTTTTATTTTCCTTGTTGTACTTTTTTCTTGCTCCCTTAAATGGTAACATTTTAGGTGTGCATTGAATTATCATTGTTTCCTCATGGTTTAAATTTCTCATTGAAGTGGACTTCCCTGAGCCACTCTCTCCCAATATTGTGATTACTGCCAAGTAATACCTCCTTTAAAAATACAATAAACAATTTCCGAAAGTTCCATCATGTACCTGTTCTTGTTTTTCCATCTCTTGGATGCCTATCTAGTTTTAAGATAGTGTACTTTACACATTCGGCTCAAGCTTACTTCCCTCTGTGGAGGTGTGTTTTTTCCTTTATCTTAAATTGTTATCATGTACCACCTCTTCATGTTTCCCACAACCACCTTGTTACATTCGGTTGCCTCCCTGTACCTGACATTAATATATTAACATATAAAATAATTTAATGCAACAATTTTTTTAATTTATTTTTATAAAAAGAAAAAGTCCCCATATAATGAGGACTTTGGACAATTGAGGAGACATGCTTTTAAACCATGTCCGAGAAGTACATATATATAATATCATGGTATGAGATAATAACTCAAGCTTATCTTTTAGCAAATCTCCCACCTCTTCCTTTAATAACATTTCCACCTCTTCTGAGCCTCTTTCCCATAGACCCACCTGAAAGGGATGTCTTTTGCTCATCCGTTGGAATTGGAAAGTCAGAGATGTGTGTCACAATTGTTGGCATACCATCATCCGCTCTCTCTCTCCTGAATTGTGTGAATTTGTTTTGGTTTGGATTAAACTTTTGGTCTGTAATCTTTATTGATTTTATCCTGTCTATCCTAAACAGTCCAAAGGAGTTCATGTCTAAATCATTGGTGTCACCTGAAACATGAAAACCTCTTATTGCAGGTTCACCTGTCCTCGTCTCTCCAACCACAAAGGGAGCAAGTCTCCTCCTTGTGACATCTGCAGTTCTCCCCTTCTTGTATGAATAGTTGTCAGGGTATGGAGCATCACTTCTGTCATGCTCCACCTCCACAATTCTATGCTCCCTCACTGCCTGTTGCATCTCAATCCATCCTGCCATTTATCTGAGCCTCCTTCTGAGTGTATCTCCACTCTGAGCATCAAGTCCCCAATCTTGGATGAGTTGGTCAATCTTGTCAGTTCCTTCAAGTGACCTCACATATTTTGAGTGACTCAATCCTGACTGTTGGAGTATCCTCTTAGTGTTCTCCTCAATTGAGTAATTTGAATTATAATTCTCTTGGATATGTCCAATTACATTCAACAAACTCTCTGCACTTGTGGGGTATTTTCCTTCATACATCTCATGAGTTTTGAAGAAAGGAAGTTTTACTCCTTCATATTCTCTTTTTACTTGGTCTTTCCACACATTCATGACCATATTTGCCTCTTTTGAACTTAATCCATAATTGTGAACCAAGTCAATGCTCATGAACTCTTTGGCATGGTAGTCACTCAACATTCTTTGTGCAGTATCCTCACCATGTCTTGTTGCAATACCAACTCCTATGCCTAAAATAGGGTTTGAGGTTGATACTGTTACAAGACTACCAATCGCAACTGCACCATGTTCTGCAACCTTTTCAGTACTCTTTGCCATCAAAATTCCCTCCATTGTACCTATTGCATCCCTTATTGACATACCTCCAAAGTATGTCCCAAGAACATGATATGCCATTTCAATTGTTCCTGCATGATACTCATCAATTGCTTTTTCAGGACTTGGAATGTCCTTAGTGGTATCTGTGGTAGGTTGGGTGTCTTCCTGGGACTCTGTGACTTCCTCAGAGTCAACTGCAACTTGGTCTTTGTCAGGTTGGTTTTCCATGAACTCATATCCATCTAAATAAATATTATTACGTTCAACCTCTCCTGATATTTCCAAAGCTCCATCTTTTTTCTTGTTTTCAACAATTTTGTGTGGGGTCATGTTTGATGGTTTATGTGTTCCTCCGTTTTTTAGGTAGTCTCTAACTGTGACTTTACTTCCTATCATATACGGCTCATCAAGATTGACTCCTTTCTCAATGAGTTCTCTCTCAACAATGTTGAAGTCCGCTCCTCTGTTTTGGTCAACTGCCATTTGTAACTCAGTAGACTTTGGAACAAGGTGTATATTGTTCTCCGCAAAATATTGAGTCCCTTTTCTTGCATTTACATCTGCTTTGAGTGATGCCTCATTGATGGTTGCAGGTCTGATATTTTCTGTTGAGGTGTACACTCCACCAAAGTCAGGAGCAATTAACTGTCCAATAGAAGGGTCATTTATAAGGGCTTCTAATTGGTCAACTGTCAACTCTTGAATATTCTTCATATTAAATTTTGATTTGTTCTCATCCTTTAGCTGAACATATCCTCCGACAACTCTTATAAACTCCTCATAATCTCCCGAAGTTGTTATTTCAAACTTGTCCTCAAGCATCCTTCCAACTTTGGTATTTTGTATATTTGAATATGGAATATTTATTCCAACTTCCTCAAGACCTTCTGTTGCATCAAATATGTTTTGTATTCTCATTGTGTTTTTATGAATGGAGGCATAATCAGAGTAAAGTGCAGTCACATTATAGTTTCCACCTGTTGCATGGTGTAACATATAATCAAAAGCCTTTATCTCATCATAACTCATGTCACGTGTGGCATCTTTATACTCAGGAGTGTTTTGAAAAACAATCACTGAGCCTGTATCGGCTTTGACCTGCTCCCATGCCGTTAATGAATTTGAGAGTCCCTGTTGTGTTCCCACAGGCACGAAAGAACCTGCAATATTGGTATACCCATCCATTCCTGTGTAATTTCTCCATGGGATTAAACCATAGTTGTCAGACTCTTTTCCTGCAATTAATTTTGACATAGATTGATAGTTTCCACTTGTCCATGCGTCGTTGGAAGCTCTGAATTCTCCTGTTGTGTCTGACTCTCTAATCCTAATTGATGTTGTGTTGACTTCCTGCATCTCAGTTTGTGAATTTCTCCAATCCTGTTGAAGACTGGTCTCAACTGTTGTCATCTTTTGAGAGATGTCTCTCCCCATTGTAAACCCTGCATTTTGAAAAGACTCTCTCATGAATATTCCAAGTGATGCTCTCTGGTCATCAGGTAGAGTTCTTGTCAGGTCTGCCAGTTTACTGTCTACCTCATCATAAAACTCTCTCATGATTGTGGGTATGCCGTTGGTCTCTTTAAAAGTACCATTATCATTGAAAAACTCTCTATAATTTGATTTTACCTTTTGCATAGCGGTTTCAATGTTTACTCCTTGAGTTCTTGCCACATGTTGAGCCTCTCTCATCAAACGATCAAAAAAGTCCGTTGTGGATAACTGAGCGGTTTGCACTATCTTCTCAATACCAACATAAGGGTTTCCAGTCATCCCTATTTCTTCTGACACCAAGTCAACTGTCTGTTTAAATGCATCCGATACCTCCTCACTGTACATTCCCTCATATGAGTTTTTTACTGCGTTTTGTTTCCCAACAATTCCCATCTCAAGTGACCTCATTCTGTTGGAAAGTTCCATCTCTCCAATCCTCGTTGCATGGTTCATTTTGATGGACTCCATTGATGTTTGATTGGCTCTGAGAAAGTCATTTTTTCTGAATTTCTCAATGTCTGCATCATTGACCGCTTTGTCCAAGTTATCGTGGAGTTCTTTTGTATCCTTTTCCAGTCTCTTGTATCCTTCCTCACCTGATGTAAAGTATGTTGGGTCTTTGCTCACCATTATGTCAAACTCCGTTTGTAACTCTCTCAGGTCTTGTTCCAATATAGAAGAATATGCTTTTTCCTTCATGGTGTGAGTTTCGCTGAGAACACTTCCAATTGTCTCTGCGGTCATCTTGTTGAACTCAAGTTCCTGTCTTGCCATCTGTTGAAGGGTTCTTCCTATCTCAAGACCTTCTCCTCCTGTGAGGTTTAAAGATACCTTAGATGGGTTTATATCCGATAGTAATTTCTGCATTATAATCCGAGCCTCCTTCTTTTTCTCAATTCATTATCAAGTGCAAGAAGGTTTGATGTATTCCTTGCAACTCCAAAGTTTAACATGGATGCTCCTGCTTGAAATATTGCTCCCTGAGTTTGTTTGTCTAGTGCATGTATTTTGGTATCATAATCCAATTGAACATCTAACCTCTTTTGCTCCGCTTGAGTCAAAGTTCCCATTCTTTTCTCAACATTCATTCTGCTCATCCTGTGAGCATTGTCCTTGAGTGTTGCTCCTGCTCTTGTCACAGTTGCGGTATACTCATCCGAAACCGCCTGAAGTCCATCAATGTAATGAGATGAGTTTGCGATATTGACATTGGGATTGACTGAGGTTGCAACTGCACTTTGTGACCTTGCCTTGTCATACTCTCTCGACAATGCTCCAACACTAGTTGCATATGCTGAGTTGGTATCTCTCAAACTCATAAGGTAATTTTCCTGCATAGCATTTAATTTTCTACTTGTCCCCTTGTCTATCATCTGCAACTGTCTGTCTCTTGTATATTGCATCATCTTCTTTTGGTCTTTTGCTGACCTCATTTGCATTAGTGCCTGAGTCCCTGAGACCCCTGCTCTTATTCCTAACAAAACGAGCGACATTAGTAATACCTCCTTTTATACCTTATCTTTGCTTATATTATATACTAAAAAATGAGGAGAACTCAATCTCCTCACAACAACCCTGCAAAAAATGTACTTTCCCCTAAAGAATGGAAAAACTCAAAAAATACAGGGTAACATCAAACATGTAAAATAGAACAAAAAGTTCTAAATGAGATAACTCAATTATTACACCTTTTATGTACTATTGCTTTTTAGTATCTTCCTGCCTCTTTTGTATTATATTCTATTGCAGTTATCTCAACTATTCCTGTACTCTCTCCTGTGTCAATCTCTATTGGGAAACCATCCCTTATGTCAAAGGATGCTTTTGTCGTGTAAACTGACAAATTCCCCATGAGTTCCTCATTGTTTGTAATTTTCTTGTTGTTGATGTATACCTGATTAATGGAGCTCCCACCCTGATTAATACATTGTACTGTCGCCACTTGCACTTTGGTTTTCTTATCATTCAATAGACTCCCACCTGTATTTGTCCACAGAGATGGTTGATGTACCACAACAGTCATTTTTTCCTTGTTCCTATTTGATGCTTTGTGGATGACCCCTTGAGATATGAGCAGGTCTCTCACTCCAAAGATTTTTCCAGTATAGTCCAACTCAAAGGACACTCTTCTAAAATCATCCGTTGCAAGAACATCATACATCCTCACAACTCCCTGCGTGGTTGTTGTGATGAGTCTATTGTATTTGTCCATCCTGAAAGTTGAAATACCTCCAACTCCTGATGCAACTTCATATTTTTCAACAACAAATTGATATAATCTATTGGTGTTTGACTCAATCATCTCTTGCACTGAGTACAAATTCCCATCTTCTCCAATAAAGAAAAAGTTGGTGTCCACCATCTCCACCTGATAAGTTGAAGGCATATCTGAGATTGTATCGAGTGCAGGGTTATTTGGAGACACTGCCTGATTATATCCCATTGAGTAGAGTCCTCTATTGGTTGCTATGAACAGACCTCTTGAGGAAAAGGTGTTCCGTATGATTGGTTGTTGGTTTGATATTGGGTTAGGTGTCACAAAGAATGGAGAGTCCTCTTCAATGTAGTTTGTGAAATTCGTATAGTCATTTATAGCTGACAAGTAAATTGTCTCATCTGATGTGATAACTAATCGGTTTTGAAAGGTTGTAACTGATGTGATGACACCATTAAGGTCAACCATTTCTCCATAATAGAGTCTCCCTCTTCCTTCATGTTGGACACTCATTTGATAGTATTGTCTACCTTGGTCTACGTCATCCTCAGTAAAACTCACAGTGCCTTTATTGAATAAAAATTGAGCATTATCACCACTTTCAGGAAAACCTGAGAAAAAGTTGAGGACTAATTCTCCATCATTAAGGTCATCAATTGTGATGTCTCCTTCATACTCAGACTCAGACGCTCTGTATCCTCTAAAAGTATTTATCCTCTCTTGGTATATTCTTTGAACTTTTCCTGATATTTCCTCAATGATAACCTCTCCATCCTGCACTGTGAGGATTGGATTTACAAGCCCATCTCCTATCTTCTCCAATGTCTTTCTCTTTACCCTCTCAGGGTTTCCTGATGCATCATATTGCAACTCCTCCAACTCATAAACCCTGTGGACATCTAATCTGACAATCCTTCTGTTCCTGAGTGGTGGGGATACTTGGTCAAGGAAGTCCAGTGCGATTATACTATCTCCCGCTTGAGTGAACTCAAAGAACAGTGTCACTCCTTGATCAACGACCGCGAGTCTTGTATTTGCAAAGACGTTGCACTTTAAACCAACCCTCCCTCCTGAGTAGTCAATTCCAGATATTTCTCCGAGTGTTGAATAAGAGATGAGAGATACCCTGTCCACTCTAACAACAATAAAAAAGTCATATCTTGTATCAATTACATCTATGATTAAAGCATCCTCCATTGGAGTTCTGTCATAATCTTTAAACACCCTCAATGTCTGCATAGGTGTCACATAAGCATTTAATATTTCTTTTGCTGAGTTTTGGAAAGGTTCTGAGGTTCTGTTTCCATCCAACCTTTGACCAATCTCACCAAAGTCCCATGAGGACATTGTGTTCCATCCCATAACTACCTCCCAACCAAGAGTCCTGAATAACTTGACTTGACTCTTGTTCTGTCAAAATCCTCAGTATATGTTCTTGTATTTGATACCTCGTTTGCTTGTAAATCTTTTATTGATGCGTGGAACATTTGTTTTGCCTCTGCATTTTTCTCATTATACTGTGGATAGGATGTTGTCATTTTTTCCGCTAATCCATAAAAAAGCACCATCTCCATATAATCAGGTATTTCAGAAAAGTCTATCTTTTTACAATATTTCATTTTTAAATTTTTAATATTGCTAAAAATATACTTTCCTTCAATCCGCATCTCAGATGGCGATATGTGATTTAAAAAGCCTATGGGTAAGTTATATTTATATTCTGTGTCCATAGGCTCAGATTGAGCCAAATTCAACCGAACTGATACCGCATTAAATAAGAGTCTCCTGTTGAGCATAACTTGTCTAACAACGTCACTTAGGAGTCTGTTTGCCATCTTATACTCATCATAGTCTGTGTCATTGTATGAGTCAGTATTTCCCAACCATATTAACACTGAGCCAATAATTTTTCCTCTATCTAAAGACATAAATCCTCCTTTATTGATAAAGAGGAGGGGCAATCCCTCCCCCCTAACTAGTTTATGGTGTTACAACCTCCAATTGCTCAGAGTCACTCAGACCTGATATTGTATCAAGTGCTATGATGTTGCATGTACCATCCGCAACTCCTGTCACAAGTCCTGTATCGGCATCCACCGTTGCAACTAAATCATCATCCGAGGAGTAAACAATTGTTACAGGAGCAGATGCAGGAATATGACTTGTTGAGGCTTGAGTTGTATCTGTTGGGGCAATTGTAGAGTTTTCCAATGTCAGGTCAACTGAAAGTGTGCTAGATGACACAGTTATTGTTGCGGTGTCCTCAAAACCTGTCACAATGTCTCTGACTCTTAAAGTTTGAACTCCATCCTTGTATGCAACCACTAAGCCATTTGATACATATGCAGTGAAGTAGTCTCCTTCTTCCATTGTTATATATGGAGTTTGTATTGCTTCAGTAGGGAGCACTTCTGTCTCAACCGCAAGTTTGTCTCCAACATACATTGGTATTTCAAGCTCTGTTTTGTTTGTAATAGATATACTTGTTGAGTTTGGAGTAGTCACCTCAAGTTCAACTGTTGCTGAATTTCCAAGAACATCTGTGGTTGTCACAGTACACTTTCCAATACCAACTGCAGTTGCTCTAGTTTGCAAATAATTGTCTGTATCCCCATCATTTATTTTTTCAACTGTGCAGATACTCTCATCACTTGAGCTGACAGTCCATGCAAGTGTACCATCATCTGCGGTTGTTGTAAGTGGAAAAGCAAAGTTGAAAATATCTCTTGTATTTGGTGTAACTCCATCTTCTTCATATAATTTGAACTTTATTGGTGAAGTAATTTCTGTCAATCTTCCATCATTAGTTCTTGCGGGGACTAAATAGTCAACATCTTCTCTGAGTGTCTCATTCCCATCAACTGTGACTTGAGTATAACTCCTTGCAAGTGAACCTTTTACCTCCATTGCCTCTTCAAAAGACTTTGAGTCTGCAATATCCAAACGAACCCCTTTTGATGTGTCCCCAACTGGTCTTGCGTATATCTGCGACTGTCCATTATTAGTGAGTATGGTTGCCCCTGTGGATGCCTCTTTCCACTCACTCATGACCGATAGTGTCTTCATGTGTAAACCTCCTGTTTTTATATGTTTTTCAAATTAAGTATACCATCCATAGATGTGGTAACTCAATATGCCTTGTAACCTATATACGCATCCATAAAATCACCTCATTTTGTGAACCCATAAACTATTCCTGACAACCAAACCATCAACAACTCCTCCTCCGCTTGAACCCACTTCTCCATAGATTGTGAGGTCTCCACTTGGTAAATCTAAAGGAAATTGATAATCCCAATATTCTGTATCAATATCATTGTCAACCCCGATATGAAAAGTCTCTGTCTCATATCCATTTATAAACCATCTCACTAAAAGTTCACTTCCTATTGCTGAACCTAGTTCAAATGTTATAGATGCACCGAGCATGTACTTTCCTGCGGTTATACTGTCTTCAATTCTTGCAATCTCTGTCCATTCCCCTTCAATTATTGGGACATCAAGGACAACTGTGTCAATAAATCTTGGTCTGTGTATATATCCTGACCCTTTGCTCAATCTTCTTCCAACCTCCCTATCCTAAAATCATGAACATCCAAGATAAGGTCAGCTTTAGCAAGTTTAATATCATGCTCATGTTGAACATCCCTCATCTTCTCCAATTTCTCCAACGTTAAATAGTTCACCTCTCTTTGTGAGGAAAACAATAGGTGAAACTGCCACAGAAAAAAGATGAGAAAGACTGCTCCCACCCCTTCCTTGTGGTATAACTTGATAAAATCTTTAATTAACACATTACACTCCTTTGTCATTATTGTTTTGACCATCCTGAACCCTGTTCCACGATAGTTTCCGCTCCTGTAAACAAGTTATATTTTACTCTTAAATAGGTACTTTCACTTGTGCATCTCCATCTACTCAATAGTTGCGTATCATTATATCGGAACTCATAGATGCCAACCCCGAACTCATTATTGACTCTGTATTCCAACTCAGTCACAGGAGCACTTGAGTATGTTATACCGATATTTGTACTTGGTGAAAACTCATCCGCATCTGCACTGGAGTTCCAGTCATTGTCATTTATTTTGTCCAACTGCGTGAAATAGTTGCCATCTTGATATACTGTTCCTTTTCCAATCCATGAACCATTCAACTTTGGATGTATTTCATATACAGATGGAGCGGTCTGTGATGAGTCTCCTCTAATTGTGATGTGTGCTTTGTTGAGTGCAATATTGAGTGCAACACTGACATTGATTGAGTCTGTTATGCTTGGATTGTCCACAGACTTGATTGTTACTGTCGTTGAACCAGTCCCAACTGCAGTCATGAGTCCTGCTGAGTTCACTGTGACAACTCCTGTGTTACCTGACTCAAAAGTGACACCTAAATTGGTGGCATCAGGAGGGGTGATTGTGTATGCAATCTGAGAAGTTCCACCTGATGCTCCTTGATAGTTCCAGTCTCCTGATGTGATTGAGATACCTGTTACTGGTTTGTATACAATCCATCCTGTGTTGGCATGGACTGTCTCTTCACCTGTGACGAGGTCATACTCAAGGTCAAGTTCTGCGTTTGCTGAATTACTCTGCCAATAGTCTGTCTTTGGATATATGTCACTGGTATCACCTGTCTTTTTATAATAGACTCTTGCTCTCACCCCTGTGTCATTCCCTGTTGAAAACTTACATCTTAATGAGTTCACAAGTCTGTCCTCTATAATGATACCTGCATATGCACTGTCAGTTGACCTGTCTCCTGTTGCATAAGTGCCAAAGTCTTGGTCAACATAATTTTCAGGGTTTGTGATGTTTGTCCACCCTGTGGGGTTTTCAGTACAGTCAACCCACCCCACCCCTGCCTTGAATGGATATACCTCATAGACTCTCATTCCTGTGGATGCTCCGCTTGTGAAGTGAACTCCACCCGATTGAATTTTAACCCCTGTTCCTGTACCTCTAAAGTCATTTAAGGAAATCTCTGTTCCTGATGTGGGTATTCCCACAAGTTCCCTTCCATCTGCTTGGTCAAGACTTCTTTGCCCCATTGGGTCTGTTCCCAACTCCACAGAGATGTCACTTATTGCAACCGTACCTGTGGGAATATCACGAGGGATAAAATCCCTCATCAAGTTTGCCAATCTTCCCATGTCTATGCCTCCTGTTCACTCTTTTCAGATATTAGTGCCACAAGTTTTGCATCAAGTTCAATCAATACATTGTTCATTCCTAACTGAAAAGCTTTATCCCTTAAAAGTGAAACCTCAACAATGTCCATCTCAATCTCAACAAGTGTTCTCACAGATGTTTGTTCAAAGTACGCAACGACGTCTCCACTTGCAACAAGTTTCCCTGTTGTTGTTACATCTCCTGTGAAGTCTGCTCCTGTGATGTTTGCTTTGAGACCAAGTGCGGTGTCAGTCTCTGCCTTTGTATATTTGTCAAGGTCTGTGATGTCTGACTCAATGTGCGTATGTGATATTGGAGCATACTCAGGGTGAAGGTGGTCTGTGTCTGCTTTATCATCAATCTGCGATTGTAAGTTTGCAATCATATAATCAATTTCTGACCTTGTGTAGAAGTCACCTGCTGACCCCCTGATGTGAACCCACTCTCCAAACCATGAAAGATAATCTCCTCTTGACACATCAACTGATACTCCTACAATGGTTGTTGTAAAGTCATCCTCTGCCACAAAAGAAGTACCAAGTAGTTGTCCATTAGGTCTTGCGGTTAAAGGAGCAACTCCCTCAATTATTTCAGTGTTTCCAACATCTTCTCTGTCAACTATTACATCTGCAATACCGTTTGGGTCTGCTCCTGTGTACGCATTACATGTACCCTGAACCCAATACAAAACAAGGTCTGCAAGTGTTCCATCAACATAATCATCAATTTCAGGTTTTGAAACATCTTCTATATACTCATCAATCGTTGGGAGTGCATCCTCCACAACGTACTCATCAATCATTGGGATGACTGAGTTTTCAACATAGAAATCAATCTGAGCCTTTGCCTTTTCAACAACCTCATCAACAATTGCATCAATATCAAAGTCACCAAAACTTGTTCCAACAAAACGATCATTTTCCTCATCATATACCCATAATTGACCATCACCGAGTTTTGGGAGGACTAAGGTTGACACAAGGTCATCTCCAATCATTAGATGGTTTATTGTATATGTTCTTGTATCTTGGTAAGACTCCACTAGTTTGTTAAATGCTACGATTAAACCTTCTAATGTCTCCCCTTCATAGATACCCGACTCGTCTTCCAGTTGGTAGTTAACCTGTATCGTGTCTATTCTTTGGAGGAGGTCATCATTAGTTATTTTGAGAGTTTTCTGTTCTCCCTCAGTTATTACTGTATAGTCTGCCTCTTGTAATAACTCAAACTCAGATGGAGAAAGAGGTAAATCATACCTAAACATGAAAATTGCCTTTGACTCATCCACTCCTGTTATATCATAGTCTGTCTCAGGGTAAGATACCACAAACTGTTTTATTATATTTTGTGGAATTTGATTTTTATACGAACTCATACAATCCTCCTTTATTTATATCTTTTTTATAATTATACAAAGAAAAAAGGAGAGAACTCAATCCCTCCAATTCCTAGATACTGAACACCTCCACTATTACTGTTTTGGTTTTCCTGTGACCTTTGTTCTTTTTATTGGTTTTGATACTTTTTCCTTGTCTTTGGCTTGAACAGGTTTTCCTGTTATTTTAGTACGTTTCATGATTTATACCGAAGGAGGAGTCCCGAAAGGTAGAGACTCAATAACATCAATTGACTCAGGTTGGATAACAACTGTTCCTCCTGATTTTTTAGCAAAACACCACATACCATCAAATAACTGTTGATATGTTGCAGATGCCTCAACTGTCTCCCATCTTCCATGCCCTGTTGTTCCCCAAGGGATAACATAAGTTCTTCCTGATGGAACAACGTCTGCCTCAAACGTCACAACCTTTGCTCCATAGAACATACCACCTGAAACGTTTGCAGAGAAGTCTGATGAGATTTTCTTTACACTTCTATGAAGTCTAGCATAATCCCTAGAGTTCATGACAAGGAGTGCGGTAGGAGCATACTCAGGTCTTTCTGCTACTCTCAGAGATGCAAGTTCACAAGACTCAATCACCTCATCAATCAACTCATCAATTGGTAGAGTGTCATCTCCAATCTCATCTCCTGCTTTGGCATCATCAATTGCCCCAAGGAAACCAAGGTTGACACCTCTGTCAACTGCTCTCACAAACGATTGTACGAAGTCTCCCGCAAGGTCAAGGTTAGTTTTGTTCATTTCATTTTTATATACCCTTCTATAAGCATATATAGGCTCAATTTCTGCCTCAAATGAGTTGATGTCTCCAGCAGTTCCCTCATCTGTGTGGTCTGTTCCATCCATTGTTGAGGATGTGTTTGAAGGGTCTATGTCATAAAAGACAACCTTTTCTCCCTCAAAAGTTTGTTCAATTCTTGAAATCATGTCAGGTAGAGTTTTTATTGCACTCTCTTGTAATGCAGGATATACTGCATCATCATACCTTGTTTGGAATGTTTGAATTGTGTTGTCAGGATTTGCTGACATTGTTGATACACTAGCCATGTGAATACCTCCTATTTTTTATTTAATATAGCTTTATATCTTTTTCTTATAGTTTCAGGGTTTTGTGCCTGAGAGATTAAGTCCTCAACAAAGGACTTTTGGTCTGCGTGTGTTTTTCCTGCTCTTCTGAAAAAATGCTTTGCTTTTTCAGACACTTGATCATCTGTTAATTTGTTACCATGTGGAGTTGACCTTTGAGGGGTCATCAAAGTTTGTTTTGGAGACTTTGTTCCTTTAAAAGAGGCATACATAACCTTGAGGACAAGCTCATCTGTCATAGCATCATCAAGTTCCTGTCCAGTGAGACCAAGTGACTGCTCTGCATAATTTTTTAAAGGTTTATAGGCTCTTTTTATTTCCATTGGTAAGTTTTGACTCAATCTCTCCTGCACTGCCTGTGGACTATCATAGCCTTTCACAATATCAAAGAAAAGCTCCATGTGTTCTTGTGTTACACCATTTTGATGCAATCTGTCAAAAACAGGTGTGAACTCCTCAATGTGTTCGGGGTTCAAGTTTAAATCATCAAGATTATAGTGTGTTTCCTCCTCGAACTCAATAGTGTCACTTAAAAAAGTCTGTTCCTCTTGTTGTTCGTTTTGATTGTTTTGCTCTTGTTCTTGTTCATGTGAGACAACTTGCTCATCTTGAACTTGGTTTTGTACATCTTCCATGTAAATCACTCCTCAATAGTTTTTCCATGCCTTTTCAGTTCTGCATGTGTAATTAATATTGTACGCAAGTAGTCAGGAAAACTCAAGTGCGTATCTGTTTGTCTATAAATGAGATGAGTCAAGTCTATTAAATCAAGCAATTTGTCATCCCCTGAAAACTTATTCAACGCGGACTCGTGTCTCATCCGCTCTTTATCGGTCATCATGGTGTCATCTCTCCTTCAATTGGTTGTTGTGGTTGTTGTGTCGCATCCATGAGGTTGTTGAGTTTTTCCCCAAGTGCATCCTCATCAGGGAACAATGTCTTGTTTACATCTAAAAGGTTGAAGATATATGGAATTGTGGAAATTATTTCCATGTTCAAGAGTCTTGTTTCAGGGTACATTGTATCAACAATCTGCTTTGCTTGAACTAATCTCTGAGCCTCTTCCAAGTTGGCACTCTTGGACGCTTGGTTTGTGTACTTAAGATGGATAAAGTCAATATATTCAAAAGGGAAAGTCAGGAGTCCTCTCTCTGCCATCATCCTAAAAATTGTAATGAAAGATGCTTTTAGCAACTCATCTGAAAGGAGTTCATAAGTCCCCGAAAATCTCTCTCTAAATAGACTCATTCTTGTTTGAATTTCCGTTGCGGTTACATTGGACTTGTCCACATAGTTTCCAATTGGTCTTGAGATATATGACTCTCTGATGATGCTCTCAGACTTTGCAATCTGCTCTGAAATAGGAATGACCTCTGTTCCAAGTCCCATTGGATTGACTGAGGCATCCTGTGGGGACTCTCCTCCATAGGACATCTTGCCTATTCCAAAATTCATTTTGTGCATATATTCGATATTTCCATAAAACACCATAGGTTTATCAACAAACTGCTCCGCTGACCTTCTCTCAAGTTCCTTGTATCTTTTAAGTCTTGAGAACTCATCTATCAACTCAAAGCCTATTCCAAGTCCATATGAGTTCGAGTGGGATGTGTTCCACCTGAATATAATGAATGGGTTGTACGATAGTTTTTCCTCATGGAATGAAGTGTCAAAGGACTCTCTTGTCAATCTGTGGGTGTATGTACCATCAAAGTTCCTGATACATGACTCAATGAGTGTCATCTTTTTACTCATAGAGGAAACATCAACTCCAAACAACTCCTCAATTTTTTCTTTCTCAATATCTGCGTATTTTCTAAATACATAGTTAGGTCTCCCAAAAGAGTCCTCAGTGAAGAATAACTCATTTACTGGAACAAAGTTCATGAGGAAAGGTTCTGTTATGGAGTCTCTTTCAATCAACTTTATGCATCCAGTTCCTAGATTGATACATTCTGACATTGACTTTGTAACAGTCACATTATAGTTTGAGTTTGCCATAAGTTTAAATATCTTTTTAGAGTCATTCTGTAATAACTCAGTCAGTTCCTCATACTCATTTCTCTGTATTGCGGGTATCTCATCAACTATCTCATCAAAGACCTCTCTGTCAAACTCAACATCTGCATACTCACCTCCACCAAGCATTGTTGACATAATAAAGTTATTCAATTCTTGATGGGATTGTAAGATTGTGGCATCAATGTCATCTTGTTTTTTGGATACTGATTTTTCATTCTGTGCATTTATCTCTGTATATGGAAGGGTATGCCTTGCAATTTCTGTATACCTTCCAATTATCATGCTTTTTTCTGATTGAGCCTTTTGGTATAGTTTTTTTAAATTTTCAGACATGCAACCTACCTCCTCAATCTCTTCCTCATTGAGCCAAACATGTCAGATGTTGGAGCGACTCCACCAATCCCTGACTCAATTCCAAAGTCTCCTGTTGGCTCTGTGAGTTGCCCTGCCTGTAATCTTCCAATGTCAGCACTTATTTCTGCCTGTGTTCCTTCTTGTGAACGTGCAGTCTGCCTCTCAAGTTCTTGTCTTTCTGCTAATCTCTGCTCCGCTTGAGCCTCAGACCTTTCCATCCTTCTTTGTTCTCTTTGCATCCTCGTTTCACCAAAAGCCCCTCTAACTGGCTCACCAAGTCCAACGGTGTCTGCAACTCCAACTCCAAAGTCCTTCAAAGGGTCTGCGACTGTTCGTTTCCATGTTTTCATACTCTTGGTAAATTTGTTTCCGAACCCACCCATGACTTTTTCCTCCTATAATCATAAAATATTCTCTCAGGGACACTTGCCTCTCTTGGTGTCCATCCTCTTTTGATGAGCATCCTTTCAAAGGGTGTACCTATTATACATTCAACATTAATCTCATTGAAAGTATACTCTCCCAATCTGCAAAACTCAAGGAGTCCTTTTCCGAAAGTGAAAAAGTCTGCTCCAAAATGGTGAATGTGGACATTATAAGCATTGTTTCCATGTGTTGTCCACAAGATTAGTCCTATGACATAACCCTCAGAGTCATGTATCTCTGTCAGAGTATCCTCCAACTCCCAACCGTTGGGAAAGTACTTATTGTAGTGTATCATTTTACAAGCCATGCTAAACTTTGGTATTTCAACAAGTCTCATTTAAACCTCCTAAATATCTCACCTTTGATGATAGGTCTCATCTGATTATAGATTTTGTCATCAAGGTCTGTCTCAGTTGACTCTACTGCTTTGAGTATCAACCCATCTACAAACTGCCACAAACAATTGCTCCCCAATAACTTAAAAATAACTAACTTAAACATTCTATCACTCTCCTTTTAGTGGTTGTTTGACTCTACCTCTTAAAGCAACTTGTTTCCCTACCTTTGCATTAGTTGTGTTCTTCTTTCTTTCCTGCATCTTCTTCTCTCTCTGTAAATGAGCAACCATTGGATTGTCACTATATAAGGTCTGTCCTGTATAGTCATGGGAAAAGTCCCCTTTGGGTACATACATCTGTACTTTGCATATAGCATATCTTATCGCATCTACTGTATGTGGGTCTAATGTGTATTTGTCTTCTTGTTTTATTCCGTTAATTTCTTTGTATGCAAGTTCTTTGAACTCTCTGAGTGTGTGTCTGCATCTCTTGTCAATGTGGATGTTGTAGGACTTTATTTTCTGTATACCCGCTTGAACTGAACCTGCTCCCTTCTTTGCATTTTGGAATGAGATACCATCCCCTGACAACATTGGTTTTAGTGTGTTTATTGTCTGAGGAAAGTTTGTATCATTCCAAACGGTTTTTCCACGAGGGATGCCGAACTTTCGGAACTCATCTGCAATCTCTGGGATTGTCATGTCCTTGTCATACCACTCATTGACAATGTAGAGGTCTTGTCCTTTTATCCTAACATCAACCAAAGCATTGTATGAGATTTTGTCTCCGAGGTCAAATCCAAGATACTGAGTACCTTCTCTCATCTGTGAATAGTCTCCAACTGTGATATTCTCAAAGACTCTCTCACCAAGTACTCCAAACTTTCCTTTAAATGCAACCTCATATTTAAAAGGGTCTGTTCTCTTGTATGCTCTCAACTGTTTTATATAATCCTCTGTTACAAAAGGATTGTCCATTACAGTTGAATGATGATACTTGACACCCCCAATGTCTGACTCCTTGATGATGTCCTTAATGGAATAAAACTCATCCTCTGACACGATTGTTGTCTTTTCACCTGTCTTATCATCCTCCCACACAAAGAAATATCTATACAACCAATTTGATGTGGTGAGTGGATTTGATGATAGGATTATCTTTGTGTCTCCTGTTCTCAGTCTTCCTGTTATCTCTGTAAAGTCGTGCAAATAAATCTCTGATGCCTCTTCAATCCATGCCACTTCAACGTTGTCCAGTGACTTCAATTTCTCAGGGTTGTCAAGTGCAAGAAAGATTATCTCTGACCCGTTGGAAAATTGGATGGAATTTGTGTTCTTCCCTAGCTTACCCACAACCTTGTTGGGGCACTCATCCTGAATGAGTCTCTTCATGAGGGAGTAAGTAGAGTTTACATGTGTGCCGAATACTTTTCTTATTATTGCTATCTTTGTTTTTTTCCTTAGTGCATAATCAATAAGTAATTTCTGAGCAATTGCCATAGATTTTCCTGACCCATACCCACCAATCATCACCACAATCCTCTCAGTTAATTTCTCTAAAAGGAAAGGAGCAAAACGAGGAGCTATCTTCATACTGTAAAAAACCTCCTAAAACCAAGTATAGGTAAACCTTGTATATATTGAGTTATTCCAGGTTAAACTTTTTTTCTATTATACAGGGTTATTTATACTCTTTTTTCTTTATACATTTTACCCTGCATTTTTTGAGTTTCTCCATTCTATGGGGTAAAACTCATTTTTTGCAGGGTTAATTTTCACAGTCTCTCCCCTGTACAATTTCCACCTTGATGACATCCTTATCAACATCATCATCTGAGATGGAGTCAATTACTTTGTCCAGTCCAAATCTCTTGGCAAGTTGTTTCCCTGCCTCTATTCTGTCCCTTGTCTTTGGATTGACCTTTGTAATGACCACAGAGGACTCACCTTCTGAGTTCACAACAACATTGACTATCTCATCCTTGACTCTTCCTTCCATGACGTCACTAAAGAACTCAAGGACTCTTCCCGCATTAGAGATGTTGTACTCTCTGTCACTTGCCAAGATGTTCTGCATCTCAACCGCTCCTGCACTTTCATTCATAAATTGTTGAATGTCCATCCTCTCTAATAATAAATATGCCTTTGACTTTGCGTATGTCTCAGAGTATCCTGCCTCTTTTGAAGAGATGTACACATCTCCTGTCTCAAGATACTTCATTGCAAACTTTTTCATTCTATCTGTTAACATAAAAATATACCCCCTATCTTACAATTTTAATATATTATACACCAAAAGAGGGGACAACTCATCCCCTCTCAGATGTAACTTTTTACTCATCATAACATTCCACTGGATAAAATCCATCAAGTCCAAGTATGTCAACCTCCTCAACATACCACTCTTGATTGAACATCTTTGCCTTGTTTACTGCATGTGCTTTTCTCTTATATAATCTTGGTGGATTGGTGTCTGTTATCTCTCCACTTTGTCCAATATAACTCTTACATTCAGGGTCTATCACCATATAAAATCTCATTAAACCCACTCTCCTTTGCTTTTTAAT